GTACAGATCGGGACACCGGAGAGCTCAGAAGGCATCATATCAATGAAAGTGCAATACAAAGAGCGGTAAAGCGCGCTGCAACGGATGCGTGTATCGAGAAAACAGTAACATGCCATACACTCAGGCATAGCTTTGCCACACATTTATTGGAGTCTGGTGCTGACATTAGAACAGTACAAGAGCAGCTTGGTCACACCGATGTAAAAACCACCCAAATATACACTGCAATTCATCGAGTCAACCTCAAAAGTACACCGCAATTGGTGAAATACAAATAATTAGTTAAAAATCAAAACATTAACTAAACAAGCATTACATTTAAAGACGAACTCTCAATTCTTAAATGATCAAAATAAATCCTAAATATACAAAATTGCACACTTAATTCGCCCCATTATTGCCCCAAATTTGCCCCATTTCTCGAGACTAGCATTCACCCTGCACCTGCTTTCGAACGTCTTTACGCCACCAGATTTAAAAGCGGTTAAAACACTCAACAAGAAAGGGGTAGATAGGGATTGGTGAGCACTACCGAAGAATAACTGTATGGCAAAAATGACTCGTCAGGATTATATAAAATCGTGACGAGTCAGCACTACACACCTAGATAAATGGACTACCCAAGAAAGTCGCTTACATAAGCATTATCTATGGCCACAATATCATCATCAGTAACTAAGTCTTTGATATGCCCAATAGAAGTATTCTTAAACGCAACAGAACCACCGCGATTCCACCCTGAGTTTTTATACGCCGAACCACCAATTATCCACATTTCAACTTCATCAGTAGCCAGAAATCCCCAGCTATTTGAGCTTGAATAATTATCTCTCGAAACTACTGCAACGTTGAACGATTTTGATGTCTGAATATCAGCAATACCTGGACCTTTATTCTTGTAATATTCACAATTAACTCTAATTACTCGACAGTTTTCATGTGCCGTTGAACCATTCCCGGTTCCAGATTTTTGGCTGTTATAGCCAATACAATCTTCTTCTATTCCATGGGGGTCTAAACCGTTTCTTTGATGGTAGTTAAAAGCATCATTAGAGTTTCTATAAGAGATGCAGCGACGGGCAATAGAAAGACCAATGTCACGAACACATAGACCATCTAGAGATGAATACCCGAAATCACAATCTTCAACTATAGCAACTGTGTCTTCTCCACACCCTTGATAACGCAAAGCTCCCGAATAAGCGCTATACCATTTGATATTACGCGCGTACCATTTGACACCTTGGGCTGAAACTTGGTTAGCAAATGAGCGTAGGCAAAGAATATTTTCATCTGGCTCACGACCATCATTGAGCTTTACGAGAACCCGAAGATCGCTGTCAAACAAGAAACAGTTGCCCTCTAACTCTTCAATTGAATCGACTTGCGTTAGCTCCAGTGGATCACCAAATTCATCCTCCTGAGATAAATCGATAACTTTGGGAATACTTCCGCCGGTTGGGCTAGAGCGGTATACCTCCCCTTCATATAAAGACCAAGTAACCGCTCGAGCCGAAGAAATAATTGCGGGTTCTCCAACGGAGATCAACGCCACGTCTCGATCACCAGAATAAGTCCCCATAGCCATTACACCATCATTATCAATACCATAATGTTGCCCTCCAGCAATTAAAACAGCATCAACATCAGATTGGTTTATAGCAGTGTTAATCGACTTCATAGCAGTTTGCCAAGATAGACCATCACCGTTCACCGAGCCATTCTCAGCGTCAACATAGTAAACTTTCAAACCAAGAGGAGATTCATCAGCTTTATAACCTTTAGGATAAAAAGCTGACATGTCAGACACAATTTTAGCAGTGCCATCTTCACGGACAAGATACTCTATATTCTCAAATCTAAACCCAAACGACTCAGGGACTTTAAGCCCCCTCTCAACATCGGGAAGCGAAGGGGTGTCTGATGAGTTGCTTTTTGAGCTACCACATCCTAAGAGAGAGACACTAACCGCCACTGCCATTGTATTTAACGACAACCTTAAAAATTCACGCCTTTTCATTGAAATACCAATTTTTTGTTTTTATGGGAGAAAAATGGGCTTAATCAAGTAAGCTCATACTATCCCATTGGCATATCAATTAGTCAAAAACTTAGATCAAAACATTAATGGTTTAGGAGTGGCATTTAGCAAGGAACTATTCCCACCATGTAATACCAGGGGCTGGCGGGGTGTTGTTATCGTCTTTAAACATATCGGCCACGTAGTTCGTCGCCTTAACGCTGCATTTGGTCGTGTCGTTGTTGACGTTGGGCGTTATCGAGGTAATAACCGCCGGCTCTGAATAGCGAGTTGTATCACCAAACAACCACAGCGGCGGTTCAATTTGCCCAGTCAGATTCGGGATAAAGTCCAGCTGGTCATCGAGCATCACCACGCGGCTACTAACTTTCGTCGCGACAAAAGGCCCATTGCCGGTGCCATCATGACGTCGAATGGTCATATAGTGAGATTCACCTTCCGTCCACTCTAAGTCCCGATCTACGGTAATTTTAGCCACTAATTCATCGTTGCTGTTTCGAACAACTTGCCAGTCGACAACCTCACCAAACTGGCCAAAGTTCGGTAGGTCATCGCACAGCTCGGCATAGTCAAGGTAGGTGGAATTGAGCGCATCCATTTCAGTGTTAAACGAATAATTGATTTTCTCACCTTTAGAGCGGCGCAGCATTCGCATTCCAATACGCCAGGCGCGCGTTTCTGAGGTCACGCCTTTGGTTAGCTCCAGCTCTCCCCACTTGGTGATCGCGTTCTTATCGCCTAACCAACACTTAACGCTGCTGGTTGTCCAGTCAGTCGGGTCCATGTAATAGACAATTAACCCTTCGTTTTCGTCGGGGTCATACAGTGTGGTGGTGATGGTTAACCCGTCTCCGATCATTACGTCGGGTGTATAGACATGACCTGCGCTAGTTTTCTCAAACAAGCGCTTAGGCAGAATTTTGCCAATATCGAAACAAAATTCGGCCATGCCAGCCTGTAAGGCGGTTTTCAATGCGGAGTAGACGGTACCAGCATCGACAAAGCCGCCGTCGAAATATTCCTCGTTTGGTGACCACACGTTGTCATGCATCCACAGCAATTCATCCATATCGATGTCATCGTCCGACCCGCCAGAATTATGCACGATATAACGCACGGCGGGGGCAATATCTCGTGTGGCGTACAGTTCTTCTGTCCATCCGCCCGCACCATCGGGTACCGGCAATTTGCGGGTTTGCAATACCTTGATCTTGTTAGTCGCTGACGATGAAAGGTTGGAATCAGACCGAATCGAGATAGCCAGCGTGGTGCTGGTCGCGTAGCTAGTCGCCGTGGGCAGTTTGCATTTCAGGCGCATCCACTGGAGTTTATCCAGGTACTTGGTGTCATCATACGATTTGGTTTTCCTGACCAGCATCACTTCAGGACGTATTGCACTTGGCAGCGTGATCTGGTGAGTTTGGCCAACCTGGTCGAAACTCTTTTCTGTATAGGTGAATGGGAACACCTGCCAGGTGTCGAGTTCTCCTACATCGGCATCACGGACCCAAACCTCCCAGTCCACCGTGTGGTTTTGCAACCGGCCTTTACTGTCGTAGCGACCCCACCCCGAACTGCGTAGCATGTCAATTTCAATGTAATCGGTGGTGTATCCTTCAGGGCATCCAACATACGGCCCCAGCTGGTAATCTGGCAACGTGTCGCTGGTTACATCCAATGAAATCGAGTTGCTATACGTGCCGCCAATAAAGCCGGTCCAGTCTGGGTCACCCACGCGGATCACCGTCATCTTATAATCAGAATCGGTGGAAACGATCTGATACAAACCATCATCCGTGCTCGTTGTGGTGATCTTAACCGTCACGCTGGGCGCGGGCGTCAGACTAACAACGTCATTGCCATTCGTATCTTTTAAGGTCAACTCCGTATCAGACACGGTCGCTACGGTATAAGTGGAATCATTCGAGCCTGCGCCAGATAGCTGGATTTCCTGACCTACGCTGAGAACGCTAAACCCTTTGCCGATAATCTTATCTGGCAGAGGGTCACCGGTAGTGCCATCGTTACCAGCATCAACAATCTCGACAATATCATCAATCAAGACCGATGTAGACGAAATGCCGGTAATAGTAAAGGTGGTGCCATCTCCCCAATTCAGGTTTTTATTTTTCCAGTAGCTCTTTTTCTCATTATCACGATCTCCACCATTATAAACAGTGTATGTATAGAGCACCTGCACAAGCACGGTATCGTCACTCAGGATCAACGCCATGTCAGCATCTTCGGCGCCAAATGACACCGAGGTGCTCGGGCCGATAAAATCCAGACCGCTGGTGCTGTCTGTCCCGCCAACCTCTTCGGCGGTGTAGATGTTCTTATGGGCCTCATGAGTCGATACATCTTGACCAGGTTCAAAAATCTGCCAGTTCGCGTCGTCACTCAGTCGACTGATGGGCGTTCCAGCAATGGTCAATCCGGTTGAGGATATCTGATAATGCCCTTCCCCCACATGCAGCATCAGAGCAAGAACCTGTTCATTGTTCTCGTTGTAATACTTATACGGGCTGCAAAGGTAACTTGGCACGGACTGGTGACGGCCAAACCACTCCGGTCGGACACCCATCAATTCCGCCTTATTCACCTGGACATTAATGTCATAAATATTTTTTCCCGTGGGTACCGTGCTGGAATTGGAGCCCAACTGGTTCATGTTGTTCATCGAGTAAGCAGAGTAAGCGGCACTGAGCACCGATACTGCGATCACAACCCACTCGATTGGCGTAAGACCTTTAGGGGGAAGCACGACATCAATGGTATCACTATCAAGTAACACTCGGTTCGCCCACTCTTTCGGGTTAAATGCCTGGCCATTAATTGTGGCCACAAAGCGAGGGTTCTTTAACTTATGTCCCGTTGGGCCTTTATCCCAGCCAGTAATATGACGGTCAAGATAGGCTTTAAATGTGGGTTCATTGATCTGGTTAGTCTCCTGAACCGTCACATCCGCTGCATCAGGATAAACAATCAGTGTGGCCATCTAATGCCTTCCATTGGTAATACTTAGTAACAGGCGCGAGCATTTCAAACATGCTGCGCCGGTGGATAGTGGTTTTATTGCTGTCGTCAAAGGCGTGAATTATTCGGCGGTCGGGCAGAACCAAACCGATATGGACCCAACGGCGGCCTTTGTATTGTGCCGCCAACGCCAATGGCTGAAAATCGCACTCTTCGACAAAGTCATGAACAGCCCAAGCAGCGCGCTGGGTGCTCATAGACTCTTTGTGGCTGATTGCGGGAAATTCAGGCATCAACACGCCTGTGAATTGGTGATAGAGCCAACGCACAGAACCATAGCAATCCCACCCGTCCAGATCGCGACCACCGGGCACATAAGGGATGCGCCGCGCTGTGCTGATAATTTCCTCTGCGTTCATAGAAAACCTTTTGAATCGTTACGAGATGGTCGCCAGCCCTGGTACGTATTCTGTGGTAAATCGAGGACGCGGCCAGGCGCTGTTGCTGAGATAGCCGATACCAGCGGACGCACTGCAATTCGTGCGCGTGGTCGATGCCGTGGTAACTTTGAATTTTATCGGTTTGGAAGCGGGCGCTGTCAGATCCGAGGCCATATACTTGCGAAGGGTAATAAACACATCCGCGCCGGCTTTGCGCGCAGCCTCTATCATCTGGCGCGCTTCACCGGTGACGTTATCGATGCCGAACTGCAATTCCATTTCAGCGCCGGTGGCCGACTTTGGAAGGTTCACCGCCAGTCCCGCCGCTTCAAAGGTCACCAGAGTGGTATCTTCGAGGGCAGCGGTAATATCCTCAAATGCCGAAACCAGATAACGCGTGATAAAGGCGGTCGAAGTTAATTGCAGAGTGATGAACTCGTCATCATCACCCGCACTGGCGTGATATTGTTTTAGGGCTTGAGACATAGGCTTAATCTCATTGTAAGAATTGATGGGGCTTGTTTGGGCAATTCGCTACGCGCCATCAAACTTCGATGGCGCGGCGAGTGCTTAGGCGGTTACGTCAACAAATCAGCATTAATCACATCGATGCTGCCGCCGCCTTCTTCAAGTTTTGGCACCAAAGAACCACTATCAAAGCAATTCTTTGCGATTAACTTGCTGCCAGATCCAACGGCGGCATAACCTGCCACCCTCGCATCACGGCTTATTGACTGATTCACGGTCAAAGTACATTTGTTACCATAGGCAGAGTAATTGACGTTATTTCGGTAGGACTCACAACTAAAACAAATCATTTGCGTACCCACGCCGCCTTCCTCCAATGCGGCCGTACCCAAGCTGCCAAACCCTTCACCTGACGTGCTGCTATCGCCACTTGATTGACCATTGTTACCATTGTCTCTAGCAATCCCAGAATACACACTAACATGAGCGCCATAAGAGGTTGCCACGCCACGATCCCCGTTCCACTCCCATAGGCCGCCGTGGTACTCACCTTCGCATCGCTCATGCAACGAGTCACCATCATCCCAGTTGTCATGGCACCACATATCAAAAGAAACAACGTGCGAAGCCGGAGGGACTTCACCACTAGGCAAGTCTGGTATATTCACATTGGTGTTATGCGAGTTTGCACCGTCATTATCAGCAGCGGCCGTCTCTACATGGTATTCCATCCCTTTAGCCCCATCACGCTTGAGGCCATCAGAACGAGAACCAAGCACTCGAATATCCCGCGCCAGATAGCTGCCAAGCCCTCTGAAGCTAATCGGTCCATACCAGGACTCTATCCCGTCGACTTGCAAGTGAGCTGACTTTTGACCACCAGAAATCAACTCTGCGTCAGGACGGTAATATTCATGGGTATTTGGATCGTCACCATTTGGCGTGGTGATATACAGCACTTCTTGACCAGAATCATACAACCACCCTCCCGGGGCTCCAGCATCCAACTCATCCAAGCTATTAAACGGCTTAAGACGAAAACTTGGTAGTCGATGTGTGCGACCACGCTGTAACGGCAGTCGATCTGCATCACTAATCAACCCCTCTGGCGTTAAATGCTCAAAAATGTATTTGTTTGGTGCCACAGTGGTATCAATTTGCCAAACATTCGCGCGATCAATCGTTTGGGACCATACACCTTCATATTTGTGTCCCTGAATCCATTTCGGGCGCGACATACCACTGGCTCTGATAATCAAATTACCGCCGGATCCAACGTTGATAGAATCTTTCGGGTAAGCACCATCCTGAACAATGACGGTGCCTACACTGTTTAATTCTGATACCGCCTTACTTAGCGTCTTAAACGGGCTGGTTTCCGAGCCTGAGTTGGCATCATTACCGTTCGGGGAAATGTAGACCGTTCGCCCTGCAGAGTTACTTGGATTCGACAGCACCGACGACACATAAAAAGAGCGATTATGATGCCCTATTTGCGCATCAGTGATCGTAATATCACGGAAACGAACGTCCTGCGAGACACCACCCCAACGAACAAACCGAATTTGCAACCTGACGGTATTGTTAGGGACATCAAAATCGGCACCAACTCGATGCCATCTGTTGAGCTGGGTGTTTTTAATGGACTTTCTGGCAATTTCATCGCCGTTACTGTCAAAGAACAAGATCCCCATTTCGGCACCAGATAGGTTGCCTGATTTTTCATCGGCCAGCATGGTGCATTCAAAATATCCGTGATTCTGTGGAGTGAAAACGCCGACCGCATCGACCCAGTAACGGCGAACATAGGTAAGCTCGTCATCATCCTGGATAACCAGCATGGTTCCGGCACTATCGAGGTGTTTAAATCCAGCCGTATCTTGAGGCAGGCTTGATAAATGATTGCCCGACCAGTCGGCGTCAAACCAGTAATTGGGGAAATCTTTCAGTGGCGGGCGTCTATCTGTGACACCATCCGACATCCAAGGATTGGTAAAATAAACTCCTGTCGCATGGTTGGACCCTGAATCTAGGTACAAACTCACCGCACTGGTATTGCTCAGCAAAGCAACGCCAGAAAACACAACATCCACCCACGTTTGCGGGTCATTTTCATCTACGACCAAGCTTGTATCAAAGTCATAGGTGTCCCTCGCTATCTCAACCGAGTTGGAGTCATATTGCAGCAACAGCACGCGACTAGAAACGGCCCCTGCCAGTTTTCTCGACAGCGTTACACCGCAGGAAACCAGACCGCTACTAATGTGATGATACGGAATACGAATGGCCGCAGTTCTGTCATTCGCGTTCACTGGGTTCAGTAACAGGTGGGTATTCCCTTGTGCTTTTACCAAAGGGGCACTATCAAATGAAAATCCAGAAAAGTTTACCGGCTCTTTGATGAGATTATCTATCGTTTGATAAACGGGTTTCTCTTTCGCCAGCGCTTCTACTTCTTTAACCTTTTCTTCTACTTTTTTTGCACGTTCGTTGACGGAAACCATGACATTGTAAGGGTCTGGCGCCTTAGCAGTTTGGCCGATTTTATACAGAGTCACGTTCTTAAATTCGGTAGTGACAATTCCGTCTGGCTCGCCTGGATCAAATTCAGAGCGGTTGACCATTCTGAATCTAATGGTTTCCGCATCCTCTTTAATTTGCACCACACCACTACTCTGGCTCACCCATTCGCCACCACTGCCGTCATACGCCAGATCGGTGCGACGCGTTAGCACACCACTCGAATCATATTGAAACAAGCTAACGTCACATTGGGATGTTTTATCGGCTTTCATATCCAGAGACAAAAAGACCTCTGAGCCTGGCGTCAACTCTCCTTGTGCTGGCGTGTCATAATCAATGAACGCCACCTCACGAACCTTGGCATTGAGCTGCAAATGGTTACCATCAAACTCCCAGCTATCCACCAATGACATGCTATCGGCGTAATCAGGGTTGATGCTGCCTTTAGGTAATACGTTCTTGTCAAAAAACGCATTCACCGGCTGACGATACGCCGACGCGGGACCATCTGCTACACACACTTCAGACACATAGATGTCCCATTTTTGAGGAGATACAAACAAATAGATGCTTTTTGTATCAGGGTGAATGGTGACATTATCAAACGTGATATAAATTCCGGTTCCTGACTGATCACTGTCGCTGTACGTCACTTCTTCCCGGGCGGTTTCATTTGCAGCGTCCGGCGCATCTGTCGAGTACTGAAGCAGCAAGATTCGATCGGTGACACCGGTGGTTTTTCTACTGCCTAGCTGTTCTATTTTTACCGAAGCTGAGACTAATCCAGAAGGAAATAACTCAACCGGTAATGACCGACAATAAGTCGACCAGTTAGTAGAACCACCACCGAAAACCAAACAGGCTTTACCATTGACGATTTCTTGGGGTAGTTCACTGCCCCAAAACACACTAGGATAACGGTTTGAGGCATCCCCCATCAGATTGTGGTGCCAATCTCGTAGTGAATCAGCCCCAACGCGAGAACTAAAGTATGCCGACGTCTGAGTGTACAACTGCTGCATATCATAAGGGCTTTTTACCCATACCCCGCCACTATAACCATACAGGCCGTTGTTATTAAGAGTCGGGTCGTTCCATACTTCGGCCAAGGGCTTATCCGCTGGCGGTGCCCCTGCTGCATCGAGTTCGGCTTTTGTTTCATAAGACGAGCGACCTTGTACCATCGCGCTTATTGCAGCCCATTTATCCTCAATATCTTTTGCAATGGACTGAATTACTTCATTGTTATAAGTAGTTGAACTGGAAGGATCCTGACTCAGTTTTACTTTGAGCGCTTCCACCGCTTCTTCAAAGGCGGTTAATAAATCTGGAAAACTGGACATTAAGGTAACTCCGTCATGGTGTTTTCTAATCGAGCGATCAGCTCAGCAAAGGTGTTCGGTGCATACATGGCATCCAGCAGGGCGCCTTCGCCCATTTGTGCCAACGGTTTAATGAGTAATTCGCCGGTGTAATCCCAGTGTTTTAAGGTGTTACTGGTTGGCTTGCGGTTATCTCGCGGGTCTTTGGTGATCAGCGCTTCCACTTCCTGAAGGCGCGTACTTCGTGGAAGCTTGATGGTGATCAGAAACCAGCGACCTAGCAGCCAGTTTTCGAGCGCGCTTTCAAACATCTCGGCTTCTGACTCATCAATGCGCCAGGTCGCTTTCATGGTGCTAGGACGGTTTTTTATCTGCCGTGCGCGAGTGCGACCGGTGCTAAACTCGGTCGCTATCACGCTGGGTTTCTGATTGAGGCTATACCCAGACAACAAGGGCACCGGCAACATGTCTGGATAGGTAAATTTAACTGCCATATTGCTGTGTCCTGTATCGGGTTTGCATGACCTGAGAGGTTTGCGAGGATGACGATTGTAGGAGCTTGGCAACTCTAATATCTAAGGTGACCATATCACCGTCGTTCGATTGCTCCACCGTTCCAGCTCGGCTGGCATCTTCAATCAGGTTTACGACGACATTGGCAGGGCTGCTTTGGCCAGATTTTCCCGCCATCACTGCGGAATACATCTGATCCAGTTGCTTGGCGCTGTCATTGGTATAAACCCGTTCACCTTTATCAAGTAACCAGGTACCCTCATTCGGCACACTGCTGATCCCGTTATGGGCCATGCCTTGTAAGTTGGTGCCTTTTATCGTGCTGACAATGCCAGCGGTGGTTGACGCAACACTCGCCATGGCGCCAATGTTCGCAGGAAACGGAAGCGCAGCCGCGTTCGCAATGCCTTGCTGGATCTTGATGATGGATTCAGCAATAGAGAACGCTTTTGACGCGGCAAACATGGCCTTGAAGATGCCCGACTGTTTACCAGCGAATGCGCCGGCCACATCGGCCATATTGCCGAACAAATCGGAATAATTGCGAAGCTGTACAATCTGGGCTGCATGGCGGGCTTTAGCAGATTTCTTCTCAATATCCGCAATATTGTTCTGGTGCTGCTGCCACAACAGTTCACGGCTGGCAAAATACTGATCTTCCAGCTGCTGTTGCATGGCCTGGTTGTTCACGGCCGCTTCATAAGCGGCTTGGAACTGCTCAGACAGGCGCGCCATGCGGTCGTCATAGACAAACGACTCGCGCGCAAAATCAGCCTGATCGCCAGCTGCGTTAATGGCCAAGCGACGTTGCCATTCCGTTTCCAGTTGGTCAGTAGCATTTTTAAAGGCCGTAACCGCTGGGTCTTCCTTGTCGCCGTCTGCACTTGGTAATGGCGTAGCGTCTGGGGTGTTATAGTTGATGCTTCCCGCGTAGTCTTTGGCCAGCTGTTCAAACCTTGCCTTGGTGTTTTGGTACCAGGATTCAATACCCTCTGAAGGTAACGGCTGGCTGGCCAGATCACGCAATTCCCAAAGGGATTGGTTAAGATCCAGCTTGGCTTGATTAACAGTCGCCGCATCAAACAACTGTGGTGGCGGCATGTTAGAAAACTGACGCAACGAGGCGGCCATATTGGCGGCTTCATCACTGAAGTTCCCCGCTAAATCCAACACCCCTTGAAGTGGCGAAATGATGACTTGAAACAGAAACTGCCCGAGTTCATGCAAGCCGGCTGTGATAGCCTGTGAGGCCAACATAAAACCAAGTTTGAACCCATCCCACGCAACCGTCATGCTGTCAATGATCAGCTGTACACCACGGAACGAGTCAGCCAGGAAACCAATACCGTTGACCGTGCTGTGGATTCCTTCAGCCACCATATTGTTCATGCCACCAAACTGCTGAGCGTAGTTCAAGAATTCTTCAGATAATGCCGCCACTATCGGGGCAAGCTGGGTCGTAATTTCTTTCTTGAGCGCCGCGGTGGTCGCGTTCACTTTATACATGGCGTCGTTGGCCATTTCGACTTTTGCGGCATCGATTCGTGACAACGTAATGCCAAGCCTATCAGCTTCATCAGCCATACTTCTTAAGCCATCGGATCCACCAGCTAACATGTTCACCATGCCAACGCCTTCGGAGTCGAAGAGCTTAAACGCCAGACGTACACGCTCCGACTGGCTTTCCACCTGAGTAAACGCATCAGACAACGCATACAACTGCTGGTCGGGGGTCATCTGGCCAAGGGCTTGAGCATCCAAACCCAATTGCTTTAGAGCTGGTGCTGCTTCACCACTCCCCTGAGCCGCTTCTGCGATCCGACGAGTCATGCGCTGAAGCGACATATCAAGGCTTTTTGAACCAACACCCGTTAATTCACTGGCATGACGGAATTGGGTTAACGCTTCGGTAGAGATACCGATACGATCCGCAAACTTGGCGGTTTGGTCTATCAGGGCCGCTTGCTGGTTATAAATTAAAGCCAGAGAGCCAGCTGCGGCAACGGAAGCACCAGCGGTGGCTTTTGCCGCTATCGACATGGTTTTGCTGAGCGAGTCAGACCAGTTTTTGGCTTTTTTCTGCGATTTTTGCAGTTCACTGGTGAACTGAGCGCTGTTGGCATACAGCGCCACGGTAAGTTTGGCAATATCGGACATTACAAAAGCAGCCTTTCACAAAGGTTCACCTGCTGGTCAACGTTTTGATAATCAATGATGCGGGATTGGGTGGCAGCATTGCCTGATGTGAAGCCGGACGAGTCAGCACCACTGGCCTCTCGTTTTAGTGCAAAATGAGCCATCCATAGCGCCATTAATTCGCTGTCCACACTGTGATAGAGGGTACGCGGGTCGACGACACCCAGCACTTCACCCAAGTGGAAGAAAAAGTGAAGGGCCGGATCGTCGGTTAACCTTTTTTTGCGGTGTCCTCAGCATCTTCAGATAAGAAGTTAATCTGGATCAGTTTGGCGACAGCTGAGTTAATCGCCAGAGGGGTATGTACTTCCATCAAGTCAGCGGGTTTCACGCTTACAGACATTGGCTGGTTGTTTTCATCTAGGATGGAATCCAGCACTAACTGGGCCGCCTGAGTGTTCAGCTGCTCACCGTTATTGTCCTCCTGGTACTTTCGCACCAGCTTGTCATGCTCACTCAAACGAGCTGCTGTCAATCGACGAACGGGAAACTCACCACCTAAGATGGTGACGGTCACAGGACTAAGTTCAACGGGTTTTAATAGTTGGCTTTTTAAATTCATCTGTTAATTTTCCTTATTAGACTGGGGCTGTATAGCCGCGAACAATTGAGTTTTGCTTGCCGTTCACGACCAGGTACATAGGCTGGCTTTTGTCCAGTTCTTGGTGACTCCAGCCACCTAATACAATGACCATGTCAGCCCAGCGACCGTTGGGATATTCAAGACGCACTTTCACCGTTGCAGTGGCCTCCGCTTGGTCCAGAAAAGCTTGTAAATCGGCATCGGTAGGATCATCAAGAAAGACAAACTCTTTGTCTGGGCCTTCTGGCATATCGGCAATGTATTTGCGTTCGGTATCAATGAGGCGTTCCGCCTCGGTAAACCCAGTTGTTCTGCCAGTAACACCTACGGCATTGGCGTCTTTAAGTAGCTTGAGATTAGCGGTTTCATCGGTTGGCGCGCCATACAGCATTTTTGTGCCCGCTGGTAACTTGGCGTAGGTACTAGGTTCTGGAATGGACATGGGGTCGTTCTCCCGTTAATGGTTAATGACAAAATCACGGTTAAATTGGTAAGTGGTTGGGTTAACTTCATCCTCCAACCATTGGTCGAAGCCACCACTCAAAGTGGCCAACTGAATTCGGTAAGTGCTCTCACTGCCCGGGTTCAGCTCACCCGTAAACTGATCCAACTTGTTTTCAATGGTTGTTATCAGGTCCTTGCCCAGTTCTGGGTCTTGGTGATAAACGGTCAGGCTATAGCTGTCCTCACGTATCCCCGTTTTGTACAAGTTTCCTGGAATAATGCCGGGTGAAATACAGCGATACACCACGGCGTTATCGGCTTGCTTTAGCCTCTCGGCCATAGTTCATTTTGTGTAGTTCGCCTATGCCCCATCTCTTGATTAAGGGGCATTGCAGGATTTTTATTTTCATTATTTATTGGAGGTTTTACCGATGAGAACATTTACGGTGATTCAACTCGAGCCTAGTCGCTGGGTTAAAGAAGATCTTTTGATGGATTTAACAGGCATGTCCACCAATGAAATCAAAGACTATCGTCAGTTTCGCTGGATTGAAGGCGTTCACTTTAAAAAAGCATCCGGTAAGAGTAGTGGTGGTGGCAAAAGTTTTAAGTATGACCGTGTTGCCATTGATGAGTTTTCAGCAAGAGAAAGGGTTGCGTAATGAACACACCAGAAGGTGTAGAGATCCGCGGTAAGTCTATCCGCATTAGTTTTACTTACCGCGAGATGCGTTGTCGGGAGACACTAAAAGGTTGGGAAGTCACCAAAGGCAATCTCAAAAAAGCAGGTCATCTACGCGCTTCTATACTTTCTGAAATTTCATTAGGCACATTTGATTACTTATCACGCTTTCCAACATCAAAGAAAGCACAACTCTTTGCTACTCCAGAGCAAAGAGGTAAGAACCTTACCGTTCGTGAGTTGTTTGATGACTATATTCAATTGAAACAAGCCACAATGGCCTCACAGTCACTCTATGTTTTGAGTACTACCGCAAGAGCATGCTGCTTGTTTGTTGGGGAGGAACGTACTATTTCCACCATCACGATCATGGATGCACTCAAGTGCCAAAAGTTAATGGTCGATTCCCCTACTCGCACTGGTGCGTCACGCAGCGCAAAGACGATCAATAATATGATCAAACTTCTGCGCCGCTGCTTTGACTTAGCGGTAAAATCAAAGTTTATCGATGACAATCCATTTTTGCATGTTGAGTTGCTGAGTGGTGGCTCTGGTGAACCGGACCCACTGGAACTAGAAGAATTCCACCAGCTAATAGAATCAACGACAAACTTACAGCAGCGGAATATGTTCACCTTGGCCATTTATACTGGCATGCGAACTGGTGAACTTTGTGCATTAGCGTGGGAAGATGTTGATCTTGATAAAGGGACGATCGAGATTACTCGCAACGTCACGATTGAACGAAAATTCACAACACCGAAGAATAAGAAGTCAGAACGAACCATTCACCTGCTTGAGCCTGCACTCCTCGCTCTTAAGTCTCAAAGAGAGCTAACCATGTTTAGCCCGGTGAGGGATATTTTTGTGGAAGTTAAAGGTTCAAACACCTTTCGCCAGGAGAGTGTTCGGTTCGTATTTATTCCAGAACGCCGTAATGGCCAAGCACCAAGTGAAACCTACAAGACGACAACATACAATCGACTATGGTCACGCGCACTTAAGCGAGCTGGCATTCGCCATCGCTGTTCATATCAATCTCGACATACTTACGCTTGTTGGTTGATCACCAAAGGGGCAAACCTATCTTTTATCGCAGAGCAGATGGGGCACAAGAGCACGATGATGTTGGAACGTGTGTACGGCAGATTCATGAAGTCACACTCGCATGAGCAGATCGAGTATTTAAATGGGCTTATGGCTTCAAGTAAATAAGGCAATCTTCTAGTTGTGTTCGTTGTAAACCCCCGTGTTGTATTACGGGGGTAAATTCCTCACTAACCTTACATTTTGCATAAAATAATTCTAACTACCTTTCTAAACGGCGTTCTTTCTTCACGCTCTCTTTGATATGATTGCCACCGAATCAAACACATAAAACTTGAGGCTTGAAATGGGAATCAATGAGCTTATTTCAAATTTGAAAAAATGTTCAATTGACAATAGAGATCTGCCAATTCGTATAGAGTCGCCCCAAATATTGAACTACGCAACCAGTCTGATTAGCAACCGGAGTAATAGCTGTCTAAAAGCACTAGTAGTTTTTGATGAAAATGGGGAGAGTGCTTTATTTAATGCAATTTCTACTAGTCAAAATCAGAAAAACCTAGCAGATTTTCTTGCAGAGGAAAATACAAGATTATCAGTTGTCTCAAATGATATAGAGAAATTTAAAAACACTGATGCTTATAAAAGCGCTAAAAAGTCTAAATTTGAGTTACGACCTGTAACCAATAAGTTCGTTCAAAAAATATCAGAAACGTCACCACTTCGTAGCTATTTAGTCGGTGATGGAGAGTCAGTCATAATTGGTGATTTCGATTTTGCTGAGAACGGGAAACCGACTTTTATCAATTTCTACGATAAACAAAACGGTAACTTATTGAATGAGTTCCACTCAAATTTAGTAGACTTCATATTGAATGGGAGCGTCTTGAAAGGGAGCGTCGAAAAGTAATGGCTGTGGATAATGCTAGCTTTATTGCCGTAAGTAATTTTTCATCTCTTTTCGAAGTCGCTATTGGATTAAACTTGGTTTTTGCTGTTTGGGAAGCAATTAGGAATCAGGCTTTAAACAAGTTTCGCGTAATCGCTACAGACTTAGAAAATGACTTAGCGCTAAACCTTGGTGAAAACTATAAAGAAAGTCGATGTGCTACCAAATTTTTAGAAAAACAAGATGGTTTCATCGATACTTTAGAGGCACTGGCCGTAGCTGGTAAGTGGTCTGGAGTAACTGTCTCAGCAATTTTAGTCGGTGTTCTTATTTATATTGGCTACTATCCAGAAACATCTTGGTCGCCTTGGGTTGTTCATTCCTTAGTGAGTATGTCAGTTCTTGTTTCTCCAGCATTTGTAATTATTGGTAACTACCACGTGAGCAAGAGTAAGTCGAAACTCGAAGAGTTTAAACAAAACCAAACTAATGCGATGGAAGACATCATAAGTATGACTATTGATAAATAGAAAAAGCCCCTCATGGGGCTTTTTACATCATCTTTTTTAAAGCTCTTGCGTACCTTAATACTTTTCCTGCAGCCTCTAAGTCAGTTAATGCACCAATTTCTAGTAACGCAACTCCTGTTAATACCTGTTGAGCAGTTGCAAGCTGTCCAGTTGGAAGTTCTAATCTATCATAGCGCATTTTGAAATTTTCCCATTTCTCAGAAGCACTAAGCTCTTTGCCCTTAGTCATGCGCATTAGGAGTTTACACTCTGGAGGTATGGTTTTCCCCTTATCCCATTCTTTGATTGTCCTCGCAGTTTTTAAACAAAGATTTGCTGTTTCTTCAACTGATAAACCACATTCAAATTCGCGAACAATATAGTTTTTATTCATTTCGTGCCGCCTCAATGAATTGTCCTTCAAAACAGTAAGTTAGGGCTCGATTTTCACTTATAACCTTATTAAAAATAAGGATACAAAGTGCGCACTGTACGAAGGCGTATTAAATGGGAAGATTTGACCTACAAAAAATTATTAATGAATTGCTAATGTTCGATTTTTCGTAACACAATTGTGAGTTACGATACCAGCAGTTCGACAGTACGACCCAAACGTGACTAACCAGCGGATGTGTAAGATCGAGTAAGAGTTACTACAGTTAATGCTCAACTTTTCACACGCGAACTTTAGTCCGTATAACCATAAATAATTCTGAATTGTCCCACCAGCGCCCCACTTCAGTCGGGACGTGATAGCTACCAATAAAAACAATCACTTACAGCGTAGGTGTATATACCACACAGATTTATACTCACGTTATCGAGCGCGGGGCTGGCGGCGTGTTGAGTCCATTATCCAGCCTTTAGAAAAACAAAGCCACCTCGAAAAGGTGGCTTGCTGTATAACTCGCTATTGACGAACACCGAG